ACTTTGCAGCCGCCAACGAACCTAAGTATTACTCGATTGTCGGTCAAACGTTTGAAGTGATCCCTTCGCCTGGTGGCGAGTACACCGTTGAAATGTCTTACTACAAAAAGATTCCGGCGCTTTCGGACAGCAACACAAGCAACTGGTTGCTTGCGAAATCGCCAGCCATGTATCTATATGGCGCATTGGTTCAAAGCGCACCTTACTTGCGCGATGATGACCGCATCACTACCTGGGGCACCTTATATAAGGAAGCCTTCAACGATCTAATGCTTGAAGAGCAAAGGTCAAACTTTAGCGGCACAACGCCGCGCATGAGAGCAAGGAGTTATTGATATGGCGGGTTCATTTTCAGATTACCTTGAAGATAAAGTGATGAAGCATGTTTTTACTAACACGGCTTACACATCACCATCTTCGCTTTACGTCGGTCTTTTCACCGTTGCACCCACTGATGCTGGCGGAGGCACGGAAGTATCGGGTAACGCTTACGCACGCACCGCGGCAACATTTAGTGTAAGCGGTACATCACCAACGACTGCAAGCAACTCGGCTAACGTTGAATTTCCCACGGCAACGGGTTCATGGGGTACGGTTGTGGCGGCAGCTATTTTCGACGCTAGCACATCAGGCAATATGTTGTCATGGGCCGACCTTACAACGTCCAAAGCCGTTGGCAATGGCGACGTATTCCGCTTTGCAACAGGCAACTTAGCCGTTACGCTTTCGTAAGTAAATGGCGCTGAACTATGGTTCCGGTTTATACGGCAGTGGCAAATGGGGAACCGATGCCAGTGTTGACAACTATGGTTCAGCCACCTATGGCACAGGCAAGTATTCCGCGCCTGATCAGAATTACGTTGATGGCGAACTTGTATCCGCTTCCACGTCAACTATGGAAGCGTCTGGTGATAAGACGCCAGGCAGCGGCAGCAATTACGGGTTCGGTGCTTACGGTTCGGGAAGCTACTCAGGGACGTCCGTTATTTATGTTGACGGGCAAGCCAACGCAGCATCCGAGTCCGCTGTTAGCGCAGTTGCAAGCATTCTCTTTAGCGTTAGCGCAACCGCTGCAAGCGATTCAAGCCAAACGGCCGATGCACAAGTTGACCGAAACGCGCAAGCCACATCAGCAAGCGAAAGCAATGCAAGCGCATTGGGTTCCATTGTTCAGGATGGCGCAGCAACCGCGGCAAGCGTTTCAACGGTTACGGCAACGGGCGAAGGCTTGGTGGATGGAGCTGCCACCGCTGCAAGTACAAGCGCAGTATCAGCAAACGGCGATAGATTCCTGGGCGGGATTGCCACTGCCGCATCAGAAAGTGAAGTTACCGCAAACGCTGAAACATTCTCAAGCGGCCAGGCAACAGCCGCCGCGGAATCCTCTGCAACGGCTCAAGCCGATGTTGACATTGGTAACTCAGCATTTGCCGCTGCCGAATCAAGCGTTACAGCTGATCCCACAACAACTTGGTGGGCACAAGCGACGGTTATCAGCGCAACAAGCATGTCAGCTAATGGCGGTTTGAAATGGGAACCCGTTGCACCTGTTACCACCACCTGGACAAACATCACAGATCCGTCCAACACATGGACGCCAATCAATTCACCATGGCGGGATGCCGCATAACGAGGTAAATCATGGCCGATACAACAACCAGTAACCTTTCACTTACCAAGCCTGAAGTTGGCGCGTCAACTGACACATGGGGTTACAAACTCAACACGAATATGGATACGCTCGATGCGTTGTTCGCGGCAGCGGGCAGCGGTACAAGCGTTGGCTTGAACGTCGGATCAGGTAAGACGCTTGCGCTTGGCGGGAACATGACGGGCGCAGGAACGATCAACGGTGTGTCAATTGGTCAAACCGTTGCTGGTGCCGGTGCATTCACAACGCTTACCGCATCAGGCAATGTAACGCTTGGCGATTCGACAACGGACGCCATAACAGCGTCAGGGAAGATGGTTATCAAACCCGTGGTTGAAACGGCAAACGTTTCTGCAACCGCGGCAACCGGAACGGTTAACGTTGACCTTACCGAGCGCGCCGTTAACTACTACACGTCAAACGCTTCCGCCAACTGGACGTTTAACTTTCGTGGCGATGCAGCGACAACGCTTAACAACTTTATTACCACAGGCCAATCTATCACTTGCGCGTTTCTCGTGACGAATGGCGCAATAGCATACTACCCAACAACATTTCAGGTTGACAGCACAACGACGAACGTTAGCGTGAAGTGGCAAAACGGTTTAACGCCAAGCACTGGAAACACAACATCCATTGATGCTTATGTGTTTAGCATTATTAAGACAGCTGCAAGCACTTATACTGTTCTTGCTTCGCAAACTAAGTTTGCGTAAGGAGTAGCGAGCATGCCAGTTTTATCAGTTTTAGGTGCCGCCATTGCCAGAGGTTATGGCATGTTTGGCGGTGGTCTAGTTCCTATTGACTATCTTGTCGCGGCTAGTGGCGGGTCTGGCGCAGGATATTTTGGAGGTGGTGGCGGTGCTGGTGGTGTCAAAACTGGTTCGCTTTCCTTAGCCAAAGGAGTTAGTTTTACCGCAACAGTTGGTGCTGGTGTTTCAACTGGAAGTGGTAATGCGTCCTCATTTTCTGGCACTGGTATCACAACAATTTCTACAACGGGCGGTGGTCAAGGTGGTGTTGGTGGCGGGAACGGTACGTTGCGTGTTGCTGCAACTGGCGGTTCTGGTGGCGGTGGTGGATCGTCAAACGTAAGCGGCAATAGTTTTAACGGAGCCGCAGGGATTTCTGGCGAAGGTAACGCTGGAGGTAACTCTCCTGGAGCCTCAGGCAATTACCCCAGTGGTGGTGGCGGAGGTGCAGGCGGCGCAGGAACAAGTCCAGCAAGCACGACCTCAGGCGGCGGTAATGGTGGCGTAGGTATTGAGTGGCCCACAGGCTCTGGCGTTTACTACGGCGGCGGTGGCGGCGGTGCTTGTGGCAACAATAATCCTACCGCTGGCACAGGCGGCAATGGCGGCGGTGGTAATGGTGCCGTGCAATCGTTAGCAGATGCCTCAATGGTGACAGCAGGGTCGGCAGGAAGCGCAAACACAGGTGGCGGGGGCGGGGGCGGGGGCGCTTCAACTAACCAATACGCCAGTGGTTCTGGTGTGATTATTCTGCGTTACCCGGATTCGTATCCTGCGGCATCGTCAACGACAGGAACACCAACATATACAGTGTCCGGCGGTTATCGCACTTACAAATTTACCGGCAACGGTTCAATCACATTTTGAGGTAGCACATGGCTCATTTTGCAAAGTTGGATGAGAACAACAATGTGCTTGAAGTGCATTGTGTTCATAACAACGAATTACTTGACGAAAACGATGTTGAACAGGAATGGAAAGGCGTTTGGTTTCTCCGGAACTGGTCAGGCGGCTATCCGCACTGGAAACAGACTAGTTTTAGCGGAAGAATCCGTAAGAACTATGCAAACAAGGGTTTTACCTACGACCCAGTTCGTGACGCTTTTATCCCGCCACAACCAACACCAGACGCTGTACTTGATGAAGCAACTTGTCAGTGGATAGTGCCTGTTCCCGTCGCTGCTGATTCTCTAGGGGCATAAACCGTGGAAGCAAACGCTAAAGACGTGGAGGCTAAATTGTCAACGCATGAAGCAGTCTGCGCTGAACGTTACGCGGGCATCAACGCCCGCTTAAAGCGTTTGGAGCAAATCCTTATCGCAAGCGCAGGAGCCATTATCCTGTTGCTAATCAATACAACGTTCAAGTTGCACTGATATGTTTGACCTGTTATCCGGTGGACTTCTTGGTTCGATCTTTGGCGGCCTATTCAGGCTCGCGCCAGAGATCCTAAAGTTCATGGATAAAAAGAACGAACGGCAGCATGAGTTGAATATGTTTCAACTCCAAACTGATCTGGAAAAGATGCGCGGCCAATTCAAGATGGAAGAGAAGTACGTTGACCATTCCATTGCGCAACTTGATACGATCAAGGCCGCATTTGAAGAGCAAGCCGAAACCGCCAAATCAGCTGGTTGGTTCGTGGCGGCCATATCCGCGCTAGTGCGTCCAGGCATCACCTGGTCGCTTTTCTTTATGTACGCAGCCGTGAAGGTTGCCGCCATCTATCTAGCGTTTGAATCGCAAGCAAGTTGGCAGGACGTGTTAAACCAATCATGGGACTCGGATGACTTTGGCCTTTTCACCATGTGCGTGTCATTCTGGTTTGTTGGTCGATCCATTGAGAAGTACCAGAAGCAATGAAAGAGGCCATCAAGATCGCCAAAGACTTATTGGTGGTTCCGTTTGAGGGCTGCGCTAAAGTATTGCCAAACGGTATGGTTGCCGCGTATCCCGATCCTGGTTCTAATGGCGATCCTTACACGATAGGGTTTGGGACAACAGGCCCGGACGTGACGCCAACAACCGTTTGGTCGATGGCGGAATGCGAGAAACGCTTAGAGGCTCACCTGATTCACTTTGCCACAGGACTTATCAAACTATCACCGAGGCTTGTTTCCGCCGCGCCACGCCGATTCGCAGCTGTCCTGTCGTGGGCATACAATTGCGGACTAGGAAACTATCGGATCTCAACGTTTAAGCGACGCATCGACGCAGGCGATTGGGCAGGGGCGCGCGAGGAGTGCGTGAAGTGGAACAAGTCACGCGGACGTGTGATGCGTGGTTTAACGCGTAGGCGTGAAGCTGAAGCACTTATGATGAGATAAACATGCTTGCACCGCTCAAAATACCGCCAGGCGTATACAGGAACGGCACCAATTACCAGGCCGCGGGTAGGTATTGGGACGCCAATCTGGTTAGGTGGTACGAAGGAACCATGCGGCCTGTTGGCGGGTGGGTGAAAGCGTCAGGCGATACGTTTACAGGTTCAGCGCGTGGCATGTTCAGTTGGCGAGATAACGATTATGACCGTTGGCTTGCCGTGGGAACGCACTCCAGACTTTACGTTTGGAATGGCGGAAACTTTTACAACATCACGCCATCCGGTTATATCACTGGACGATCATCATCGTTTACGGGTTACGGTTACGGCGCAGCCAATTACGGCGCAGCCGGTTACGGCACCAAGCGATCCGTTGGCGCGGAACTTGATGCAACAACCTGGTCGCTCGATAACTGGGGCGAGTATCTTGTGGCGTGTGCCAATTCAGACGGGAAACTTTACGAGTGGCAAAACAACGTTGGATCAATTGCCGCTGTCATCACGAACGCGCCAGTTGATAACACGGCATTGATCGTTACGCCAGAGCGTTACCTGTTTGCCCTTGGCGCTGGCGGTAACCCGCGTTTAGTGCAATGGTCAGATCAAGAGGACAACACGGTTTGGACGCCATCAGGAACGAATACCGCTGGCGCGTTAGAGTTACAGACTAACGGCCGCATCTTGGCGGCAAAACGCGTTCGCGGACAGGTCTTGATCCTTACCGAGACTGATGCTCATGTGATGAACTACCTTGGGCCGCCATTGGTTTATGGTCAGGAAAAAGTGGGTTCGTTTTGCGGTTTGATTGGCCCGCAAGCCGTTGCCGTGATTGAGGGTGGTGCGGTATGGATGAGCGACAAATCGTTTTTCCTATTCAACGGTCAGCTGCAACCGTTACCTTGCTCGGTTGGCGACTATGTGTTTACGGACATTAACCTTGATCAAGTGGCGAAGATTTACTCAGGCCACAATTCAGCGTTTGGCGAAGTGTGGTGGTTTTACCCGTCAGCAGATAGCAATGAGTGTGATCGGTACATCATTTGGAATTACCGCGAGAACCATTGGGCGATTGGCGCGTTAGCCCGCACATGCTGGACGGATTCAGGCGTATTCACAAATCCTTTGGCGGTTGGCACGGATGGCTATCTGTACGAGCACGAAAACGGATGGACGGATAACGGAACCCCTATCACGTCCACGCGTTACGCGGAATCAGGCCCGGTTGAACTGTCAACGGGTGATCGGTTTATGGCAGTGCGGCAAATATTGCCGGATGAAAAGTCACAAGGCCAAGTGAAGTTAACGTTTTACACGAAGCCAACGCCAGAATCATCAAGCACAACTTATGGCCCCTATACCATGCAACCGTACACGAATGCACGGTTCACAGGCCGCCAAGTAGCAATGCGCGTGGTTGGTAATGCTGATGCTGATTGGCGTGTTGGCACGATCCGTTTGGACGCTGTACCAGGTAGCGGGCGATGAGATTACCGACGCCGCCAAATACTTATTCGCAACCGCTTGAGCGTGAACGCAACCGCGCTTTGGAAAGTGCTGATGCGTTGAACTTGAAGAAGCTACAGGACGTTGAGTTTGTGGAGGGTATGCGGTTGATCCTTCGCTCGCCAAACGGAACGCGATACAGCATCACGGTTAATAATTCTGGCGTCATCAGTGCAACGTCGATCTAGAGGTAAACATGGCAACGAAACAAGACATTCAGGCTTTGTACCAGCAAGCACTCAACAGAGCACCGCGTGACGATGAGGTGAACTGGTGGCTCATGTCCGCCAACAACGAAAAGTGGACGCCAGCACAGTTGCGCAGCGCGTTTTTGCGTGACGCGATACCTGAGCTTTACACGTCAGTCTTGGGACGCGCACCGCAACCCAATGAAACCGCATACTGGGATTGGGCGCAAAACGAGTTAGCAAGCCCAGAGAAACTGCGCAGCGAGTTTCTACGTTCAGCGCAACCAGAGATTGATATCAACGCAGCGCGTCAAGTAGGCGCTAAACGTACAACGCAAGGCATTACCCAGACAGGTTTGGCGGAACGCACATACACGCCATACGCTGGCGATTACACCCGTTACGGTTTCGGGCCTGAAGGTTTACTGTTTACCAATACGGGCAAAGTGACACCTTATGTACTGCCATCAGGAGACAAGTGGCGGCCAGCCGTTGAGCCAGCCGAGCCAAAGCCAAGCGATTCAAACTTACCGCCCGTTGATAAAAAACCAACACCTTCCGATCTTTCAACCTTAACGCCGAATCCAAATCCGCCTGGAACGGTAACGCCAGGTGCTGGCGGAAACACGGGTTTGCTTGAAATGGGCAAGGATAATTTCATTGATGATCGTTCCACTTTACTACCCGGTGGATCGGTAACGGATAGCCTTTTGAATGTTCCGACGCAACCCGTTGTCAATCCTTACGATCAACAAGTAACGGGTTGGTATCAATCACTACTTGGGCGCGCACCAACGCAAGCCGATCTGAGTTACTGGGGCGGTGAACTCGCCAAAGGCGTTGATGCTGGCGCGATTCAGGAATCTATTGGCACATCACCAGAAGCGTTGCTAAACCGCACTTACCGCATGTCACTTGGAAGGATGCCAACGCAAGCCGATTACGGTTATTGGCTTGGCGAGTACAACAAAGGCGTCCCGCTGTCAGATATTCGCCAATCCATTAGCGCATCACCCGAAGCGCAGCTATTTTCAAGCTACAACCAGGCTTCGCAGAATATGAATTTGCAGCCATATAACTACTATCTTGGGCAGTTAGGTAGTGGCGAACCAGTCCAAGGTCTTTTATCAAGTTTCACGCCACAAAACGTAGATTCAGGCGGATTGTTTTCTATCCAATGACAAAGTTTGATCTTCAGCACTGGGAGCGATGCAAGCCTTACCTTGAGGCGGCATTGCTTCACGCTGGACAAACGCATACCATTGAAGATATTGCAAAGGCCGTGACAAACAAGCAAATGCAGTTTTGGCCCGGTTCGCAATCCGCTGTCATTACTGAGATTCAAGTTTATCCGCGAAGCAAGGCATGTCACTACTTCCTTGCTGGCGGAAACATCGAAGAACTCGCCGCAATGCGCCCCGTTATTGAGAAGTGGGCGCTATCCATAGGATGTAATCGCGTCACGCTAGCGGGTCGGCGCGGATGGATCAAATCGTTTCTGGCGGATGAAGGTTATCAAGAAAAGTGGACTGTCATGTCCAAGGAGTTATCACCATGAGTAAAGGCGGCGGCGGAAGTTCGTCAACATACACACCCGATCCAGAGTTTAAGCAAGCTGCGCTGCAAAACTATGCGTTTGCGCAGCAGGTGGCGCAGCAACCTTATCAAGCCTATGGCGGGCCAAGGATTGCGGGATTCACGCAACCGCAACAAGAAGCAATGGCCGCCATCAGAGAATCGCCATTAAGCCTTGGCGAATCCATGGCTAATTTTTACAATCCTTATAACCAGCAAGTTATCCAAAACACGCTCGGCAACATTGAAACGCAACGACTGATGCAACAACAACAGTCACGCGCTGCCGCGGCAAAGGCTGGCGCGTATGGTGGAACTCGCCAAGCAGTACAGGAAGCACTGCAACAGCAAGCCGCACTGCAAACGGGCGCGCAGGCCGCGGCACAACTTGCGCAGCAAGGGTTTGGGCAGGCCGCCGCGCTCGGTGCGCAGGACATTGGTTTACGCCAACAAGCCGCGGCGGGATTACAGGGTATTGGTGCGCAGCAACAAGCCATGAACCAAGCCAATTTGGATTTGGCGTACCAAGACTTTTTGCGCCAACAGAATTACCCGTTGCAGCAGTTGCAGATCCTTCAACAAGGTCTTACGCAAATGCCATCAGGTGGTACGCAACAGACCACGCAAAACCTTTCCGGCGCTCAACAGTTTGGGCAGGGATTGAGCAATGTTGCGGCACTCGCTTACCTGTTTTCCGACAAACGCATGAAGGAAAACATCGCCAAGATGAAGTCACCACTTGCATCGCTTGGCGAACTCAGCGGTTACGAGTACGAATACAAGGGTTCGGATATGCCAACGGGTGGCGTGATGGCGCAAGATGTTGAGCGCGTTATGCCGCACGCTGTAGCCAAAGCGGATAACGGCATGAAGATGGTGAATTATCCAGAGGTAACGGGTTTGCTGGTTGAGGCTGTCAAGGAACTTGATCGCCGCACAAGGGGTTAAACATGGCACTTTTAGACTTTCTGTTTGGCGGGCCTTCATACAGCACGGTTCCGAATTCACCTGAATCCGCCATGCAAGGCGCATCGCCTAATGTCTTGCAACGCTTTGGCACAGGTCTTGATCGTGCAACCATGATTCCTGGTTTGCCAACGCCAGCCATGGATGAAGAAGAGCGTATGCGTCAACGATGGATGACGCTTGCCAATATCGGATCAACGCTTGCTCGTGGCGGCACTGCCGCGGAAGGTTTACAGCAAGCGCGCCAACAAGCCTTGCAGCAACAGATTGTCGGTGCGCAGTTTGCGCAAATGATGGAGCAACAAAAACGCGAGCAAGCATTACGCCAGGCATTAACCGCGCAACCTAGTGCAGCGCAACAATTTCAAGCAGGACAGGTGGCCATGGCAGGAGGTGGCGGGCCAACGCAAGATGCTGCAAGAGCACAACAGCAAGCCGTACAAGCATCAACGCCATTTGCAAGTCTTTCGCCAGAGCAACGATTAATTGCTTCGCAAATGCCATACGCTGAAGCGGTCAAGTACATTGGTGAAAACGTCAAGCCAGAGGAATATGGGACAGGAACTAACACGGGCATGATTGGCGGTAGACCTGTTAGCTATGTAGTTGGCAAGCGTGGCGGCGTCAAAGTGCTTGATGTTTCACCGCAACCAAATGAAGAAAAGATTGATACTGGAAACCAAATACTTATTGTTGATAAGTACACAGGAAAAACCGTTGGAACTTACGGTAAACAAATGACGCCAGGCGAAGCGGCGACTAACTTAAGAGCATTAAGCACACAGGATTTGAATGAACGCAAGTTCGCATTTGATAAAACACAAACGGCACAGCAAAACGCTTTCCGCGCTCAAGAGCTTGGCTTTAGAGGTCAAGAACTTCAACAAGGCCAGCAACGACTAGAGCAAGGTGATCGTGAACTTGTTACGGACGCTTCTGGAAATATGTTCTTTGTTTCTAAAACAGGGGCGCAATCAAGAACGGTTTCTGGACCTTCTGGAGAGGCGCTGAAAGGTAAAGGACAGACTATTCCTACCGCGGTAACGGAAGAGTTTGTCCAAAATCAATCAAGCGTTAATTCAATTGACAGGACTATCAAACTTTTAGAAGAAAACCCAGATGCTGTAGGCCCAATTACCGGAAGAGTGCCATCAGCCATTCGTGATCCATTTGCAAATCAGCGCAATGTTGAAACGCGTGCCGCTGTTGCTCAGATTGGAAGCACGTTGATTAAAAACATTTCTGGCGCTACGGTTCCGTTAGGCGAGGTTGACAGGCTTAGACCTTTCATTCCATTTGCGTCAGATGATCCGGAAACTGTGAAGACAAAACTAAGAAACTTAAAGAAAGAAATTGTCAACATTGAGGAAGAACGCAAGAAGCAGTACACAGCGCAAGGTATGAACTATCCGTCTCTATCTGGAAGGATAGCTATACCTGGAACTCCAAGCATTATGGATCAATACGGTCTTACGCCAAGGAAATAAGCCATGACAAACCTTGAACGCGTTTCGGCAAACATGCGCAAAATGTTCGAGCAAGGCGCTCCACAGACAGATATGGAGGCTTACTTGCGCTTAGAGGGTTACACGCCATCACGCTATCTTGGCGCAATGGCGAGGCAACGTCGCGGCGTTGGTGAGGTGGAAGCAGGAGCATTCCGCACATTCATGCAAGGTTTAACGTTTGGATTTTCTGACGAAATTGAAGCGGCAGTCAAAGCAGCGTTTACCAAAGGATCGTACCAAGACAACGTTGAAGCGGTACGAGAAGGTATTAAACAGTATCAAAAACAAAACCCTATGGCGGCAGCAAGTAGCGAGCTTGCGGGCGCTTTATTACCGGCAGCTGTTACGATGGGCGCAGCAGTGCCAGCAGTTGCCGCGCGCGCACCCCAGGTCGCAGGTGCCGTGACTCGAGGCGCACAGGCTTTGACAAGCGCATTGCCTTCAGCGTTGCAAGGAACAAGCATTGGAGCGCAAATTGGCAGAGGCGCGGTCCTTGGTTCGGCAGGCGGCGCGTTGGGAGGCGCAGGGCAGGCCGAAGGTGGCGCTACCAGTACGTTACAGGGCGCAGTGCTTGGTGCTGGTCTTGGTGCTGGTGTTGGTGCCGCCATACCACCGGCTATGGGGCTTGCTTCTTACGGCGCAGGAAAAGCGCGTGACGTATTAGGAAGAAGCGGTACCGCAGCGCAACAAAAAGCTGCGCAGCTAATTATTCAAGGCATGGAGCGTGATCAGTTAACGCCAGCAGAGTTACAGCGCCGACTGATGCAGGCCACGCCAGGTAAGCAGACAACACTTGCTGATATTGGCGGCGAATCACTGCTATCGCGTGCCGCTGGCGCTGTCAATACACCAGGTGCCGCCAAAGGTCCGAGAGGAGAATTCCTCCAAGAACGTGTCCGCACTCAGTCAGATCGTGTTATTGCTGACTTGGCGGCTGCCGCGCAAGAACGTTTGCAGAATACAAACATGTTATTGCGTGATTTAACAGAGCAGCAAAAAAGCAAAGCAGCGCCACTTTATGCGGCAGCGTATGACACGCCTGTTGGTATATTGAATGACAAAGAATTATTGGCTTATTTGGATAGACCGGCATTCAAAAAAGCCTATGCTCGAGCAGTTAGTATGGCCGCCAATGAAGGCGAATCATTGCCTCAGATTTATCGTTTCAAGACTGACGGCAATGGCAGACCTATTTATGACGAGGATGGATTGCCTGTTTATGGCGATCTAGAGGATCTGCCTAATGTCAAGATACTTGATTGGGTTAAACGAGGTCTTGATGATGTGATTAACGCCAAGCAAACCAAAGAAGGGTTTGCTTCAACAGAGGCCAGGATTATCCGAAACGCGAAAAACGATTTTCTTGAACGTTTGGATACGCTGGTGCCAAAGTACAAAGAGGCTCGAGCTGCGTTTGCTGGCGACGCGGCGCTTAAAGATGCTATTGATCAGGGCAGAAAAGTATTCAGCATGCCAGAAAACGATTGGCGCGAAGTGGCGGCAGACTTTAATAAACTGACTGACATGGAACGCAACATGTTCCGCGCTGGCGTTGTTGACGCGGCTAAGATTCAAGCCGATCGGATTACCAGAGAATTTGGAACGGCCAGAGATGTAACGCGTTTGTTTGATAACACGCAAACGCTTGGCAGGCTGCGTGCAGCATTTCCTGATTCGCAATCCTTTGACACATTCCGCAATCAACTTGGCGAAGAAGCGCGATTCACTGAAGTGCGCAACCGTATCCTGGCCGGATCGCGCACAGCGCCGCTGGCCGCGGAAATGGCAGAGCAAGCAGGTCCAACAGGCGCAGCGGTTGGGTCAGCCATTATCCAAGGAAATTTACAACCAATTGCTTCGCAGTTACTAGGCCAGGCTATGCAACGAGGCGCTGGTAACGTTGGTGACGTAGCGGAGATACTCGGCAGAGAAATGCTAACGCCATTGACGCCACAAAGCCTTGATGCTTTGATGCGTAGGCTTGCAACTCAGCAAGAAGCTATGGCTCGCGCAGAAGTATCTCGAGCAACTTCCAGGCCCATGGTTGGCGGTGCGTTTGGACAATTAACTGGACAAGCTGTAGCGCCATCCGAACCCGTAAGACTTGATGTGATGGGCACCGCAGCCACCATGTCAGACGAAGAGAAAAGGCTTGCAGGTTTGCTGCAATAGGATAAACTTACCCCCGGAACTCCCCTCCTGTTGGTTTTTGCCCGCCGCTTGCGGGCATTTTTTTTGCCGTTCGTCGGAAAAGGTTGGACACTTGCAACTTTTTACCGCCAAATGGAAAGCTATGAACAAACTAATTATTGGTATTGATCCAGGGGCAAGTGGTGCGATTGCAACACTTCAAGGCAAGAAACTTATTGACGTGATTGACATGCCGATTGTGCAGCGCACTGTTGGAAAGGCTGTCAAGAACTTTGTGTCGCCACACGAATTGCATACGCATTTGGCGGCTTACCTGATTGACTATGAATGCACAGCTTATATCGAACAGGTTTCCGCTATGCCGGGGCAGGGTGTAAGTAGCATGTTTTCGTTTGGGCGCTCACTCGGCAATGTTGAAGGCGTGCTTGCATCCTTACAGATTCCTTACCACTTTGTGCCGCCGCTTGTGTGGCAACGCAAGGTTAGGCTGACGGGTGGTAAGGATGGCGCACGAGCATTGGCGCAACAAATGTTTCCTAACAACGCGTCGAGTTTCTCTCGCAAAAGAGATGACGGGCGGGCTGACGCCAGTTTGATTGCACTTTATGGGGTTATGAATGAGCACACAGGAAGTTGAAAATCTAAAAGAGTTGCTGAAGTACACACGAACACTTGCCGCGGAAAGCGACAACAAGTTGCGCGTTGCGCGAAGGTTTATCCACTCGTTATTGCATCCAGAGGAATACGGACACGCAGTTACGGAAGAGGTGCGCGGCAAAGCGTTAGAAATCATCAGGCAGATTTCATGAAGCGCGTTTTGCTTATTGGATCTGAGGGTTACGTTGGCAGCCAATTGCTAAAAAACATTGCGCATGACGTGAACCTTGTGGCCGTGGATATTAAGACGGGCATGGATTTCATGGACATGTCCGACGTTTCACTGAGTGCGTTTGATGAGATCCTTTTCTTTGCTGGCGTGTCTAACGTTGCCGACGCTAACCGCCAACCGCATCGGGCAGTAGCGGAAAACGTTGTGTACACATTGTGTCTACTTGAGCGCATGGCGGCACACACAAGACTGATTTACGCCAGCACAGGATCGTTGCTTTCAAACGGTGATTCATTAGTTGCGAACGAGCAACGAGAAAACGCTTATGACGCCAGCAAGTTGTCATTTGATTTGGTGGCTAAGTACATGGGCAAACGCGTGGTTGGTTTGCGCATGGGCACGGTAAGCGGATGGTCTCCAAAGATGCGATGGCATTTGATCTTCAACGCAATGAACCGATCAGCGATTGAAGAGGGGCGCGTTTACGTTACCAATCCTGATGCAATGCGAAGCATTTTGTTCCATGACGACTTAGCGGAACGCGTGATGGAGATCATCGAGGATGACAGCGTACAAGGCATTTATCCGCTTGCGTCTTACACCATGAGCATTGGCGAGCTAGCGCACGAGGTGGCAAATGTTCACAAAGTCCCGGTTGAGTTTGGTGCTGGCACAGGCACATATTCGTTCGCGCTCCCAACAATTCCGCAACTCTATTCAATACAAGAACGCTGCGAACACTTTAAGAGAGCATATGGACAAAACAATTGACCAATGTTTGCTTTGCGAGGGGAAAACGGAAATGATCTTTGATCTTGGCGAGCAACCACCCGCCAACGCGCTAAAGAACAGTCCCAACACATTTGTGCGCTGCGCAAGGCTTGCTGCGCAGATGTGCACACAATGTACACACGTTATGCAAAAGGTGAGTTACAACGCCAAAGATTTGTTCGATCACTATCTATACGTCAGCGGCACGAGCAATACGCTTAACGATTACTTTGAATGGTTCGCAGAGAACGTTTCGCTTCATCACCCGAACGCTGACGTGCTTGAGATTGCAAGCAACGATGGAACGTTGTTGCAGAAACTTGCCAAGCGTGGCGCAACCGTGACGGGGATTGAACCAGCAAAGAATTTGCTTGAACTGTCAAGCAAGAAAGGCGTTTACACGATCCCGGCCTATTGGCCTTTGAACATGGGCAACGAGCGTTATGACGTTGTGATCGCCATGAACGTGTTGGCGCATAACGACGATCCGATTGCGTTCCTCAAGGGCATTGAGGCTTGCCTAACGGATGATGGTGTGGCGTACATCCAGGTGAGCCAAATGGATATGCTCGCCAATGGTGAATTCGACACGATTTATCACGAGCACGTTTCTTTTTTTACGGTGGACTCGTTTACCTTAGCGTGTACCAGGGCGGGTTTAAGGGTAGGTTTTCGCCAACGCGTAAACGTGCATGGCGGGTCGATGCTTGCAGCAGTATGTAAGCGTGACTCGTTTCCGAGTCCGATTCCATTTGCACCAAGCCAGTGGAATGAGGGAAGGTTGCACCAGCTGACGTGGATGGACGGTCAACGATTTGCCAATGGCGTAAACCGTTCCGTGGAATCCATGCGATCTGTCATCAAACAAGCCAAGGATGATGGGTATGTAGTGGTTATGGTTGGTTGTGCCGCCAAAGCAGTCACGCTGATGCAAGCCATTAACGATGATCCGCACGTTGTTGTGGATGAATCGCCATTGAAGATCGGTAAGTACTTGCCGAACTCCACGCAGCAAATTGTTGCGCTCCAAACCGTATCGGAGATCAGGCAAAAGTGTCTTTTTATCCTTGGCGCATGGAACTTTAAGCAAGAACTGATACGAAAGTTGCAAGGGCTGCGCGATCCACATCTTTACGATTCTGTTTTAACACCTTTCCCAATGACCTTTAAGGAATCACTACATGGATGAGTTTTCAGTTGATGAGCAACAGCCAGAAAAAAAGCGAAGCAAAGCGTCAGCGATTAGCGAGTTGGAATCAAAGTATTCCGAAGCGATGGAGAACCTCACTGATTGCATTGAAACGCTTAAAGGGTTGGAGCAATACGGTCGCTTTCAAGATGCCGTGGTGCGCCGCCGAGCTATCGAGTGCTTGAGACGCGTAGGACATTGGCCCGCATGAAAATAATCATTTCAACAACAGGAAGCCCAACGTTGCACGTTATGAAGTCCAGCGTATTTCATTACGCCAAGGGTGTGCAGTTGTGCGTATGGGAAGGGAAACTTGGAAACTTTGGCGATGACTACAACGCAGCCATTGAAGCGTTTGCAGAAGGTGATGAATCATTCATTATTGCTAACGATGATGTTGTGATCACGCCACAAACCATGTCGCTATTGCTTGATGACGTGGCGGCACTGAGCAAAGTGTGCAAGCGCATTGGTTTTATCGCAGCGCGTTCAGACTTTGTGCGGCCACCACAAAACATCAGAGTGCCGCGCAACGAAGGTGACGCCATCGAGATGTGCCGCTGGCGCTCTGAGGATGCCATCAAACCCGTTGACGTGATTAGCCCGATCTTTACCTGGGTGAACGCCAAAGCAATGAAGGATCACCCGTTTCCGCCGATCAACTGGTTTAGTGATGACGTTGTGTGCGCTGACATGGCGGCAGACGGTTATAAGCATTTCGTATCACGCGCTTATGTGCATCACGCAGGAAGCATGACGGTTGGGCGCGACGCTAAAGCGTTGATCGGTGCAGCAGCACCATGGATCGTTGAGCACAGGCCGGAATACGCCAAGAAATGGTTCGGGGTGCAAGCATGAAAACGCATCGCAGGATTTGCATCCTCACAAACACGCATCCGTATGGCGTCACAGAGAACTTTGCCCGCCATATCGCTATTGGCTTTGCGGCACACGGATTTGAGCCACACATCGTTAATATCATGGCACCGCTTGAACAGCAATTTCAGGCGATTGGCGCGTTATCCGCCATTGATGAATTGTTCATGATTGGCGCACTGCCGCTAAAGGTAAAAGTTGGTGATGAATACTTGTGGCGCGAAATGTCAAAGCGCGGTAAGCACGTGACCTATTACGTCATTGACTCTTACCACAATGACTTGCGACGTGTGCCTGAAGTGCTTGAATACCTGAAAGCATCAAGCAGTGAGGACAACCTTTATCACGCGTTTGCGGATTACGAAACAGCAGATGCGCATTTCTTGTGCGGTAATGAGTTGCGCTTTGGCGGGTTTCCTGCTGCGCCGATTGATCAGGAAGCCATGTACCGTGATCGCTTGCTTGTGTTTGGCGGGATTGGCAACGAGTTAGCGCAGATCAAGGACACGCTTGATGAAACGGTTTCTGAAGTCAGGCGAACTATTGACTTAAAGGATGATTACTTGTTGCTTGGCGATGGAAGCCATTGGGATGTGCTGAGCAAGGTGCTAGACATTCGCGGGCAATACGACAGGTTGCACGAAGAAACCTTATTGCTTGATGCGTATTGCGCATTGGATGCGGCGATGAAACGCCATAGACGATTGCATGTCATGTCTGCGCTTAAAGGCTTACCCATTGACATTGCAGGGCCAGGTTGGATGGAACATTTCGGTGAAGTGGACAACTGGCGATATGTTGGTTCCCAACCGCACGCCGCGTTGGGGACGATGGTTCAACATTATGCTGGCCTGATTAACTTTGACGCCAATTGGGATTGGTGCCCGCATGACAGGGCACTTACCGCGGCACTGATGAACAGGTCAGTACTGACAAACAAGAACGCACTTAGTGGCGATTTTGCGCACACATACAAGTTTGGCGATTCACAAGCCAGCATTGCCGAGAAATGTGAAGCAATGCTTTACGACTCGCAAGCAGACACACCGATGTATCCGTATAGCGAAGAGCATTTCAAATGGACGTGGCACGTTTCGATTAGGGACTACTTAAATGAGCGATGAGAAAGCAGAGCGCGTAATGCAAAAAGTGTATTACTTGGACACGGTTTTGTTCGTGCCGCACTACTCCAAACCGCATTGGTGGGTGTGTGCCGGTGGCATGGAACGCACAACAGCGTGGCTCAATGAGCGTTACGCCACCAAGGAAAATTTGTACTTGTGGCCGCGTCACTGGAACAAGGACTAACTGTCATGGTTAAGTCATTGAAATTTATAGCGTTTATGGCACAATATGTCCGCCATGAAAGCAACGTACACGGTCAAACAAGTTTCGGTCGATCCGAACCGGGAAGTGCTGTTGCGTTACATGCAGCGGCAGATACTTCCCGCGGATACGGTGATCTGTCCGAGCAACGGGTGGTGGTGGGTGGTGTATCTGAAAGACGAGGCTTGCGCGTTCGCGTGTCTCATGCCATCAGCCAGCTGGGAGGATACTGTTTACCTGGCGCGGGCTGGCGTGATCATGCACCACGAGGGCAACGGGTTACAGAAAAAGCTAATCCGTGCGCGCTGCAAGTTTGCTCGCCAACTTGGGAAAGTTTGGGCGGTAAGCGA